AGAGATATTTTGGTAATGAATTAGATATTTTGGTAGTGTGAAGAGCCAGAAAATTTTTTGTGCCGCAGCTTTGTACTTCGTACAAACTGTAGCGTGAGCCGCAGCGGCTGCGCCGTGCTACTGGCTGCGATTCTTTTCTTTGTGCTGTTTGTATTCCTGCACAATTTCTGCTCGGCGTGTGCGACCCAATTTGCGTATTTCACTCAACCATTTTCTGGCCTGTATTTTGCTCTGACGGCTGGGTCTTTTGGCAAACTTTTCATTGTATTTGAAATAGTTCATGTAGGCCTTGGTCAGTAAATCATGTGTGTCGTCCATGTGTGCTCCTATATCTCGTGAAATTCAGTTGAATTGCTGTAGGAAGTGAATCCATTTTCTTTGATCACTTTGAGTGTGTTGTTGACCCTACCCATGAGTTCATCTCTGTGGCTGATCAGATATATGCTCTTGCCACGCTCTCTGCTCATGCGTTTCAGTATGGCTATGGATGATTCCACACCCGCTGTGTCCAAACCAGAATCAATCAATTCATCTATGAACAACAGATTGATTTCTTGATACAAACTTTCCCACACATCTCTAAATGCAAAGCTCAATCCCAATATCAATCTATTGCGCTCACCTCTGCTGAGATTGTCAAAGTCAAGTTCTTGACCCAACATGGTGATTTGCACACTCAAATCGTTTTTGAAAGTCACTGTGTGCGGTAATCCCAATGCTGAGAGATAGTGTGTGAGTCTGTTGTTTAAAAAAGCCAAATTCTGATCTATGATTTTCTTTCTGATAAAACTGTCTTTGTTGGTCAACAATTTTAATAAAAATTCTTGATGATCTTTGAGTGTTTGCAAACGATTCACTTCGCTCCAGTCCAATTCTTGCAGTGCTTCTGTGCTGAGTTCAGTGATTTGATCCACATAAGGATTTTGTTCTGCTTGTTTGTTTTTCAGTGTGCTTTTGTAAGTTTCTAGATGTTGCCTGTGTTCATATGCTTCTTTGATGCTGTCATAGTATGTGTCTGGACGTGTGCTTTGTGTGCCCATGAGTTTGATGGCTTCATCTATCATGGCCATTTCAGCCTGTATGCTTTGATTGTAGTTGACGGCTTCACCATATTCTTCTTCCAACTTGCGTTGTATTTCACAAAATTTATCATTGTGCAATTCCTGACCACAGGCATAACAAGTGGCTTTGTCATGCAGTTTGTCTAGGTCATTGCCTACTTTATTAACTGTTTTGTCTGCCTGCAGCAGCGTCATTTCCAAACTGCTGCGATCTTTTTGCAATTGTTTCAATTCATTATTGATTTTGAGCCAATCTTCCAACTGTTGATGTGTGACCAACTCTCGGTCAATGTCCACAGACTCCAGTTCCTTGATGGATTTATTCAGTTTTTCTATGTCCAAGTTTTTTTGTGTGTTCCAAATTTTTTCTTTGTTGCTCAAGGAGTTGATGGTTTCTTTGATCTTTTCATTGCTCATTTTGATACCTTCCAAACGAGCATTTTCCATGGCCATATCTTCTTTGCTGACTCTAATGCGATCTTTCAACAGTTCTGCTTTTTCACTCAGCAGTGTGATACCCAACAACTGTTCTATGATGTCTTTTTGATCATTGGCGCTCATGCTCAAAAAAGGTTCAGTGTACGTATTCAATGCCAATATGTGTTTGAACATGGCATGTGATAAGCCCAACATGTGATTGATAGCTGCCTGAGTCATTCTGCTGTCGCCTTGACTCTCGTCAGTGATTTCCTGCTCACTGTCATTGATAAAGTATCTCAGTGTGTTGGGACGTCTGCCCCTCTCAATGCGATATTTCACACCATCTTTTTCAAAAGTCAGTGTGACCAACATGTTTTTGTTGTTGGTCTTGTTGACCAAATTTTCTCTGCGTATTTTTGTTAATGCTTCACCAAACAGTCCATAACTCAGTGCGTTGATCAGTGTGGTTTTACCAGTGCCGTTTCTGCTGCCAGCATCATCTCCTCCCTGATCCAAATTTTCACCCAGCACCAATGTGAGTCTTTGTTTGTCCAGCATCACACCCTGTGTTTGATTGCCCACACTCATGAAATTTTTAACTGTGAGACTTTTGATCTTTATCATTGTAGATCCCTGTAAATTTCCAACAGTGTGTTTTTGTTGTAGCTGTCGGATTCTATGGCATTGATTTCTTTGCTAACTATCTCATCCACAGATTCAAAACGTGTGATATCCAACGTGCTGGTCATTTCATCATCTTTCTTGCCAGGAATCAGCACAATTTCTCTACAGTTGTAATCTTTGATGAAAGTTTCTTTGATAAAACTGGCTTCTTCATAGCTGATGTCTATGTCCAGAGTGACCTGCAAATGCATTTTGGGTTTAATAATGTTTTTGGCATCATTCAACAGCTCACTGAGATTGACTTTCAAATATCTAGGGCAGTTGTACCAATTGATGTATCTGGGAGTGCCACCATGTTCCATGATCATCATGCCACGCTGATCATCATTCACATCTGCATAGTTGTGTGGCATGGGATTGCCAATGTAATGTATGTTTTTTGCTGTTTGTCTCTTGTGGAAATGACCTGTGAACACATATTCTGGATGCACAAAGTCTGCAGTCTGTATCAATCCAGTGTCTGGCATTTCTATCATGGCATTCATTAAGAAGTGTGGCAATTCAAAATGTCCAAACATGTATCTGCTTTTGATTTTTTTAATCTGTTTGTATTCATCTCCCACCAACCAAGGCACCAAGGTTGTGTCATCTATGGTGGTGGTCTCTGTGATCACATTGATCCCAGGAATGAATCTTGCAAACTCCACTGAGTGAATATCACGCTTGTCTTTGTAGTACAGATCGTGATTACCAGGGAAGAAATAAAATTTTTCAAATGCCTTGCCCAACTTTTCCAAACACTTGATGGACACATCCATGGTCATCAAGTTTAATGAATTTCTATTGTGATGCCAATCACCACAGAATATGCCAGTTTCGCATTGGTTTTGTTTGGCCTGATCAATGTACCAGTCCACAAATTCTTCACAGTCCTGATTGTGAATCACACTGTTGCTCTTTAAACCAAAATGTATGTCAGTAAAGACTGCTGCTTTTTTAAACATCAAATATAAATTTCCAAGACTTCATTGTAAACAAAAAATTGAATAAAGTCAATAAGTTAAATTTTCTTTTTGAATTCCCGGTCCACAGCATTTTGATATGCTTCTGCGTTTTGACGTGTGTGACTGGGCATCATGTCATTCATTTCCAGAATGTCGTCTCTAATATTTTGATTTCTTTTTTCGATATTGATGATTCTCACAAATGAATTGGTCACGGCTGCGGTGTAGTAAGCAAATGGATTGTTTGACTTTGATTCATCAAATTGCAGTCCAATCTGAGTCAACTGCAGTATGGCCTGTCCTTGCATCTCATCATTGTAGGTGTAGCCTCTCACATTGCCTCTGGTGGCATAACGTTCACACAGTTTCATCCACATCATGGCCAGTTTGGCAGTGGGCTTGCCGCCCTCCTTGTTGAACTTGCCATTGTGCATGCCGCCTTCCCAGTGACTCTTGCCCACACATGAAAGATTATCTTTCTCGTCATACTTCCAATGTTGAAAAGCAGGAAAGTTCACTTTAATCTTAGAATCTGCAGAACTTTTGGGATTTTTTTTGCGACCTGGTTCATTGGGTATGTGGTCATAGGTCATGACTCTAAACACCAACTCGTGTTTCTGTATCTTTCTATAGTCCACTTCACATTCTGACAATTTGACCTTGGGATTGGTGAGTCTGCGTTTTTCAAATTCTTCCTGGGTAAGACGTTTGGCTCTCACACGTTTGGCTTCTGCTATGGTTCTCACATTAATTCGTTCTAGGGAGGAAATAATTAGATCATAACGACTGAGCTCTTCTTTGGTGTAGCTGCAATAGCTGTTCTTGGATTTGTGTATCTCTTCCAGCAGGTCTTTGTTGTTGAGATAGTTGATTTTTTTCATTGAATTCCTTTGTAATTAGCCTTCAGTATAAACTACGCAGTTAATTTTGTCAATAAATACTTGATATATTTGACATATGGCAGATTTCTTAAAAAAAACAGTGGGTACCGCTGCAACAACAATAGCTGCTGGAGCAGCCAAAGTCATCAGCACTGGATTTAGCATGAGTGATGTGAGGGGCAAATTCCTGCCCAAAGATGGCATAGGTGCTACCAAAACTTTGACACAAGCCACAGCGTTGACCAAACCAGGCGAAAAAGATTGGCGAGTAAAGTTGAGCATTCCCAACACATTCAAAGACAGTAGATTGATGCTGCCAGTGATGAAAACTGGAGGATTCACATTTCCTTTCACACCAAGCATACTGATGTCTCACTCAGCTCAATACACTGACAACAATCCTGTACACACCAACTACACTTTCAGTTCATTCAATTACAGCACAGTGGATAATATTCAAATCAACGGTGATTTTTATGTGCAAAATGGTGTGGAAGCAGAATACTGGGTGTCTTGCGTCCACTATCTAAGAAGTTGCACCAAAATGCGTTATGGTGAAGGCAGTTCTGATGCAGGATCGCCACCGCCAGTGGTGTTGTTGAATGGTTATGGAGACTTTGTGTTTAAAAATGTGCCGGTAATCATACAAAGTTTTAACATAGAGCTGGGAGCGGAAGTGGACTATATTCAAACTGGATTATTTGCAGAAGCACAGGGAGATTTTGATGATGGTGTTTATCAAAATTATGCTTGGGCTCCTTCACAAAGTTTGATCACTGTGCAGGTCAAACCTCAATACAGCAGAGCTGCTGTGTCACAATTTAATATGAATAATTTTGTCAATGGCAAATATGTGCAAGGCGAAGGAGGATTTATCTAATGGCTCAATATCAATCATACAGTCCTTTTGCCAACACTCAAACAGTGAATGATCAATATTTGGATTTGCTCAGTATCAGACCTATTCCAGCCACTGCTGATGACGTGTTGTACACTGTGGAGCCACAATACACACATAGACCAGATTTATTAGCATATGATTTGTACAACAACACAAAGTTATGGTGGGTGTTTGCACAAAGAAACATGGATGTGATCAAAGATCCTGTGTATGATTTGGTGGCAGGCGTAAAAATTTATCTTCCACAAGGACCCAAATTAAGACAAGCCTTAGGGATCTAACCAATGGCTCCTAACACATCTACCGACATCAGAGTGATATCAACCACAGAAGCACAAAGAGATCTCAATGGATTGGGTCAAAGAGACACTTTTGCTTCAGACACAGCCACAGTGGACGTGGGAGAATTGTTTCCCAACAAAGTGCCAAACCCTTTGCATCAGTACAATTCCTTCAACTGTATTTTTACTTTGGCATGTCTCACATTGGAAGAGATTAATTTTCCAGCTAGACTGCGTCAAAAGCCACCAGAAGTGATCATACTGAGGAGCGGCGGGTCTAGTAAATCCAAATATCTCACCCAATATGATCTGGATTTTAATGGTGGCAGTTCTAACACAAGAAATGCACGTGAATATTTCATTAACGATGTGAGCATCAATACAGTAATTGCACCAAATCAAAAAGGTCAAAGCAATATATCAAAAATAGAATTTAATGTGTATGAACCCTACAGCATGGGCACATTTGTGGAAACATTAAGACAGTCTGGATTAAAAGCAGGTTTCAAAAACTATATAGAGGCTCCTTGGTGTTTGATTATTGAATTTGTGGGACACACGTTGCAAAACAGAACAGAATCAGTCAAAGACGCTTTGGGCAACACTACCAAACGAATATTTCCTATTAAAATTACAAATATAGATTTCACTGCTGATCAGGCCGGAGCACAGTATCAGATTAGGGCTGTGCCCGTCAGTGATCTTGCACTGATGGGGAGTGTGGAAACCTTACCCAAAGACTTTAAACTTGAAGGCATCACAGTGCAAGAAATGTTGCAGATATCACTGCAGGAAGAATTGAACAAAAATAGAAAAGCAAAAAACAAAAATAAAAAAACTTTGGAAGAAATAAATGACATCATAGTGAATTTTCCCATTCAAGAGGAACAAGAAAAACTCAGTCAAAGAACTGGATATCAAGAAGCAGAATCAGGAACCACATTCAATCCAGATGCTCAAAGAAGCGCAGTGATTGGTACCGGAGCACAGATTGTGAGCACTCCCAGCACCACCAGTTATGTGCAATCCAAAAACACTCTTAACAGCATTGGCAGTGCAAAAATAAATCTTACCAAACAACAGAATAAAAAAGTAGGCAGTGAGGATGATAATAAATTCTATGATAAGATTACAAAACTATCAAAACCTGCATTTCGAGGTCAAATTCCAAATTTGACTTTCAAACAGGGCAGCAAGGTGTCAGAAATCATCACAAATGTGATACTGCTGAGTGATTATGGTCAACGTTTGTTTCAACCCAGTGATGCAAATGGCTTCAAATCATGGTTCAAAATAGTGCCCAGATGTTTTTACATCAATGACGAAAAGATTGTGGAACAAAACGGCACTTATCCCAAACTGATTGTGTTTGATGTGATAGAGCACAAAGTGCATGAATCACTGTTTGCAAAAATAAACAGAAAAACTGACACAGTAAATTTTAAGAAATTTGTGGTTAAAGAATATGATTATATTTTCACTGGAAAAAATTTAGATGTGTTAAATTTTGAGATTAAAATTTTAGCCAGTTACCAGCAACAGTTGCCCAATGATAAAGGTAATTCCAAACAAGATCCTAATAAAAAAACAAGAAACGAAGGAGACCAGAATGCAGACACAGACGACAGCCCAGGCGAGACTGCAAAACAAAATGTAGGCACAGGCAAAATTACCGCCAATTATTTTGCCAGTCCTCGCAGAAAGAATTATGAAGCATTGGGCGAACTCACCACAGAACAAAGACATACTCTGGAATTTCACGACATGATTATGACTGGCAGCATCAGTTTGACCAATGCCAATCTAGAACTGTTGGGAGATCCATACTTTTTAGCCGACAGCGGATTGGGCAACTACTATGCCAGTGTAGGCAAAGATCCACGAACAGGAGAAAAAAAATTTATTAACAATGATGGCAGTGCTGAAACCACTTTCGCCGGTTTGTATTGTGTGGTGAATTTTAAAACTCCCATAGACTATGCGTCCAGTGGCAACATGGTTTTCAAAAGCACAGCTAATGATCTCAATAAAAATTTTGTGCAGTTGGATGAATTCAGCGGAGTGTACCGATTGAATCAAGTGGATTCTGTTTTTCAAAATGGAACCTTTGTGCAGACACTGCAACTGGTGAGAGTGCCAAATCAAGAAGTCAAAGGCACAGCCACCGATACCACTGTGTTGAGTGGGTCATCGGAAGATGTTAATACTGGAGAATCACAACCATAATGTTTTCAATTGATCGCAGAAGCAGCGCCAATCAGCAAGGCTCAATCAAAAACGCTGGACCTTACGAAGCCAGGATTACCAGTCATCTGGATGGCAAATACATGGGCACACTGGAGGTTGAGTTGCTGAGATCTGTGGATCCTGGCATGGATTCGCTGGAAGCCAATCAGCGTGTGCAGGTGGAATATCTCAATCCTTTCTATGGTGTGACCAACTATGCTGGAGTGGTCAAGAACAACGACTATGCCAGCAGTCAGCAGAGCTACGGCATGTGGTTTGTGCCGCCAGACATCGGCAACATAGTGCTGGTGATATTTGTGGAAGGCAACATCAACAAAGGCTACTGGATTGGATGTGTGCAGGCGGAAAATCAAAATTTTATGATTCCTGACGGCAGACCCGCAACCACTTTCACTGACACCATAGGTAATATCACAGACATTGGTAAGAAACTACCAGTGGGCGAATACAACAAAGAATTGTTGATCAACAGTTTAAATTTATTAGATGCAACTAAAAATTTAAAACCCATCAACACTGATTTTAAAAATGTTTTGCAAAATCAAGGACTCTTAGAGGATGAAATCAGAGGTTTGACCACCACCAGTGCTAGACGTGAAGCACCCAGCAGTGTGTTTGGAGTCAGCACTCCAGGCCCTTTGGACAAACGCGGCAATGCACGAGGCAAGGGCGGCAGATATCATTCTAGATTGGGCGGCAGCAGCATTGTGATGGATGATGGCGATGATAAATTTTTGCGCAAGACATCAGCAGCCACTGGCCCTTCTCAATATGTGAATAAAACCACAGACATACTCACTCCAGCAGATGAAACCATACCTCACAACGAGTTGGTGCGCATAAGAACACGCACAGGTCATCAAATATTGCTGCACAATTCAGAAGATCTGATCTACATCGGCAATGCCAAAGGCACCACTTGGATAGAAATGACAGCCAATGGCAAAATAGATGTGTATGCCAAAGACAGCATCAGTTTTCACACAGAAGCAGATTTTAATTTTAAAGCAGATAGAGATGTGAACATAGAAGCAGGTCGCAATGTTAATATTAAGTCTGCTTTGAATACAACTATTGAAAGCACCGAACTATTTTTGAAAGCCAACAGCAATGGTTATATTACTGTGGGCAGTCAACTGCACGAAAACATTGGAACAGATTATTTTTTCACGCTGGGCGGTGACAGTCACACAGTAAAAGCTGATGGCAAAACAGATCACGCTACACCTTCTTCTAGAAGTGGCAGCACCAGTGCTACTAGTGCTATCAGTGTGAGCAATTTGACAACTTTTGTTCTGCCTGAAACAGAAAGCATTATGAAAAGAGTGCCTCAGCATGAACCATGGCCACATCATGAAAATTTGAACCCTGACAATGTGAAAACATCACGCACTGATCGTACAACCAATGAGCAGATACCCAACTCAGCCTTGTCAGGCATACCTGACACATTTAAAAAATAAATATTTTTATGCTATATTTTACTATTCCAGCATCAATCACCAGCAGCATAGAAGCAGCCAGTCAATCCACAGCCAAGGTATTCATAGGACACAAGGCACAGATGGTGGCTAGACTGGGTGATATAATAGATGATGGTGCTTCCTACTCTGCAAAAATAATCACAGCTTCTAACAAGACTTTTCCACAAGGATAAACAGATAAAATTTATGCCAAAAATACTAGTGTGCGGCGCAGGTGGGTTTATAGGAACACATTTGGTCACCAGTTTAAAAAAACAAGGACACTATGTGATTGGTGTGGATCTAAAATATCCCGAATACACTAATACGGATGCTGACGAATTTCACATTCTAGATCTAAGAAATCAATTTGCAGTGGAGCAATTGATATCTTCTGATTTGCAAGAGGTTTATCAATTGGCAGCTGATATGGGTGGGGCTGGTTATATTTTTACTGGTAAAAATGACGCTGACATCATGTACAACTCTGCAACAATAAATCTTAACGTCATCCGCGCAATGCACAAGAAAGATGTGAAAAGAATTTTTTATAGTTCCAGTGCGTGCATCTATCCGGCACACAGTCAAAAAGATACAGACAATATTTCATTAAGTGAAGACAGTGCATATCCTGCTGATCCAGACAGTGAATACGGTTGGGAAAAACTTTTTAGCGAAAGACTTTTACTTTCATTTGCTAAAAATTACAACACTCATGTGAGAATAGCAAGGTTTCATAACATCTTTGGACCATTGGGATCTTGGAACAATGAAAAAGAAAAAGTTCCAGCTGCCTTGTGTAGAAAAATAGCATTGTGTGAAGAAGATGGTGAAATCGAGGTTTGGGGATCTGGCAATCAAACACGCAGTTTTCTTTATATCGATGAATGCATACAAGGCATTCACAAAATCATGCACAGTGATTACCAATTTCCACTCAACCTTGGCAGTGAAAGAATGATCAGCATAAACAATCTAGCGCAGCTTATTTGCAAAATAGTTAGTAAGACTGTGCGCATTAAAAACGTTCCAGGCCCAACAGGAGTGATGGCCAGAACCAGTCACAATAAATTTATAAAACTACACACTGGTTGGAAGCCAAATGAAGATTTAGAGACTGGACTTAAACACACTTACCAATGGATCAAAGAACAAATTGCAATCAATAAACACGAAAGAAAACACACATAAATACCTATATGAGCGCACAGGAAAAAAAATTATACAAAGACATAGTGCTTAAATCTAAAAAAGCATTCACTCAAGCATCTGGACCCAGAGCATACAGAGGTATCAGCACAGTGGATCCCAATGCCAACAGCTTTAATTTGTATGATATTGCATTGATAAGACAGGATTTGCTCAATCATTTTCACATACGTCAGGGTGAAAAATTAGAAAACCCTGAATTTGGCACCATTATTTGGGACAGTTTGTTTGAACCACTCACAGAAAGCATGAAACAACAGATCATTGACAATGTCACAGCAATTGTGAATTATGACCCCAGAGTGCAGGTGGAAGGAGTGACTGTGGACACCTATGAAAGCGGCATACAAATACAATGCGATCTCACCTATCTTACCTACAATATTTCCGAAAGTTTGCGTCTAAAGTTCGACGAAAAGCTGGGTTTAATCAGCTAGAATTAACAGAGCATTTAATCAAACCTAATAAATAACTTCATACAACGGAGATATATGTCATCCACAGATAGATTGAATAGATTATTGCTGGCAGAAGACTGGAGAAAGGTCTATCAAAGTTTTAGAAACGCTGACTTCACCAGCTATGATTTTGACAATCTGCGCAGATCCATGATCAGTTATCTGCGCCAGAACTATCCTGAAGATTTCAATGACTATCTGGAGAGCAGTGAATACCTTGCCCTTATAGATCTGATAGCATTCTTGGGACAAAACATTGCTTTTAGAATTGATTTGAATGCCAGAGAGAATTTTATCGAGCTGGCAGAGCGTAGAGAATCAGTGCTGAGACTGGCTAGATTGTTGAGCTACAGTGCCAAACGCAATCAATGTGCCAATGGACTTTTAAAAATACAATCAATTTCCACCTCAGAAGAAATCATTGACAGCAACAATGTGAATCTCAGCAATCAAACCATCATATGGAACGACTCCAGCAATGCAGATTGGTATGAACAATTTGTAAAAGTATTGAATGCTGCACTGCCAGTCAACACCAAAATAGGTCGTCCCAATAAAAAAGACGTTGTGGACGGAATTCCTGTGGAGCAGTATCAACTCAATTCTAATTTGCAAGAAATACCAGTATTCACTTTTTCCAAAACCATAGACGGCAGAAACACACAATTTGAAGTGGTTTCAGTGGACGTGAACTCAGGCGCCATTGAAGAACTGGCACCATTGCCCACAAACAAATTGTCATGTGTGTACAAAGATGATGGCAAAGGATATGCCAGCAGCAACACAGGATTCTTTTTTCATTTTAGACAGGGTGTGCTACAACAAGGTGACTTCACTGTGCCACTGTCCACACCCAATCAGATAGTGTCCATTGACACTGACAACATTAATCAGACTGATGTGTGGTTATATTCACTCAACAATAATCAAGTGGAGCAAGAATTATGGACCAAAGTGAGTGCCACTGAAGGCAACAATGTGATCTACAACAGCACTGCCAAGTCCATTAGAAATATCTACAGTGTGATCACCAGAACCGAAGACAGAATCAATCTACAATTTGCTGATGGCACATTCGGCAATTTGCCCAAAGGTGCATTTAGAATCTATTACCGAGTGAGTGACAATAGACAGTTCAAAATTGTACCAGCAGACATGACCAATATTGAAATTCAAATGCCTTATGTGAGTGCTTCAGGCAAAATCGAAATACTCACCATTGCCATGTCATTGCAGTACACCATTGATAATGCAAGTAATTCAGAGACATCAGCGTCCATAAGATCTAATGCACCAGCCACATATTACACACAGAACAGAATGATCACTGGTGAAGATTATAATGTTGCTCCATTGTCTGCCAATCAAGAAATAATCAAGGTGAAATCAGTCAACAGAACCAGCAGTGGAATTTCAAGATATTTTGATCTGTTGGACGCTACCAGCAAATACAGCAGCACCAATATATACGGTAACGATGGAATAATCTACAAAGAACGAGTGGACAACGGCATCACTTTTAATTATGTCAGTAGGACAGACATAGAAGGAGTGATCAATAATGTGATTGAACCTCTTATTGCTGAAAAAAAACTTTTTAATTTTTATCAAGATAATTTTCCTTTGATATTGACCACAGATGTGGCCTACTATTGGTATCAAAGCAGTGCCAGCAGCAGCATTTCCACAGGATGTTTGGAGGATGTGGACGATAATAAAATCACAGTGGGCAGTTTTACGCAAAGTGTATTGAAATATTTAGAAGCACAAGCACAGTGTAAATTTGTGGCACCGTCTGGATTTTATTTCAACAGCAAAGGTGAGTTGCAATCAGGCACGCCCAATGCATTGGGAGACAGCACAACAAGATGGGCCACAGTGATCAAAGTGATCGACAGCGGCACAGTGATTCAACCAGACAGCACAGGACCAATAGTATTGAGTGATATTATACCCACAGGAGCTATTCTCACTCAAATTATCGCAAAATTTTCAAAAGTTTTATCCAATGACATCAAGTTGCAGATGTTGGACAAAATATTTTCCAACAGTGTGTTTGGTTTGAGATACAACACTGCTGTGAGAGATTGGGCAGTGATTGATGAAACCAATTTAAATGTATTTGGAAATTTCAGCACTGGCAAGACCGGTGATAACTCTAATCAACAGCAGGATGCCAGCTGGTTATTGTTGTTCACCACAGACACAGAACTTTACACAGTGACATATCGAGGATTAAGATATGTGTTTGAAAGTGATCAAGAAATTCGTTTTTTCTATGACAACAACAACAAAGACTATGTGGCCAACAGCGGCAAGGTAGTCAAAGATAAAATTTCTGTATTATCTATCAACACTGCTCCGGGTGTGCTCACTCCCATGCAGAACAATGTGGATTGGCAGATTACACAAGAATATAGAGATATTCAAGGTTATGTGGACAGTAAAAAAATTGAAATCGCTCAATTCGACTCCAATGATGACGGATTAATGGATAACCCTGATGCTTTTAAAGATCTAGTATTGTCTAACAATTACATATTTCAAAAAAAAATAACTTCAGCTGGAGTTGACGACTTTAATTATGTGTCAGCTGATTTGGAAAATATTTTGGTCATAACTAATGACAATCAAATAGGTGCTTACAGTGCATATGATGTTGACACAGTGTTTTATAATTCAGTGACGGAAGTGTTTAAAAAGTTATCAATTAGTACCCAAACTCTTGAAGTCATAGGAGATTACAAAGCTCATTTGGGAAGAGCAAGTCTAAAATTTCAATATCTACACAGTGCTGACAGTTCCAGCAGAATAGATCCCAGTGTAACCAATATTATAGATGTTTTTTTATTAACTAGGTCATATGACGCCAATTTTAGATCGTGGTTGGACGGCACTGTGGAAAATAAACCTTTACCGTTGAGTTCAGATTCCATGTACAAAAATTTTGGTACACAGATCAACCTTATCAAATCGATCAGCGATGAAGTGATATATCATCCAGTCAAATACAAAGTGTTATTTGGTGATAAATCTGAATCTAAATTTCAAGCCACATTTAAAGTGGTAAAAAATATTAACGAAGTCACAAACAATGATGATATCAAGGTGCGTGTGATTCAAGCCATCAATCAATATTTCAATTTAGAAAATTGGGATTTTGGTGATACTTTTTATTTTTCCGAACTCAGTACCTATGTAATGACTCAACTGGCTCCGGACATTGTGACCTTTGTGATAGTGCCAGATCAAGTGGTGCAAACATTTGGCAGCTTGTATGAAATAAAATCTGAAAAGTGATGAAATTTTTATCAGTGGAGCAACTGTACAGGATGTTGAAATAATTGATGCTTTGACCGCTTCCAAATTGAGAGCCAGTGGTTTAGTGGTCTCTGCTACCAACTCAATCAACACAGGCATCACCAGTAGCACTAGCAGTTCTTCCGGTGGCGGGTCTTCCAGCGGGAGTTATTAATGGCTTACGACAATAATCAAGAAGAATTTGCTTTACCAATTGGATCAGATAATTCCAGCAAGCGAAAAACCAGCAACTTATTGCCAAGGTTTTTTAGAACTCCCACCAACAACAAATTTCTTTACAGTACTTTAGATCAACTGCTAAGTCCAGGCACTGTGGAAAAAATCAGTGCTTTCTATGGCAGAAAAACAGCCAAAGCATTTGAGTTCAATGACAGTTATGTGCAAGAAGTCAGTGATGATAGACAAAACTACCAATTGGAACCAGTGGTGGTGCGCAGAGACAATCTCAACAATGTAATCTTCCACAAAGATTATGTGGACTACATCAACCAAATCAAAAGTTTGGGTGGCAATGTGGACAACCACAGCGTGTTGAATGCTCAGGAATACTACAGTTGGAATCCCAACATTGACTGGGATAAATTTGTAAATTTTAGAGAATATTACTGGCTGACCTATGGTCCCGATCCCATCACCATCACAGGACTACAGCAACAGGTACAAAGTACCTACACAGTCACGCTGAGTGACAATCAGGACAATGTGGCCTATCTATTGACACCAGATGGTCAAACAGTTAATGCCACCATCACACTGTACAGAGGCATCACTTATCGTTTTGATATCAATACTCCAGGACTGCCATTCACTATCAAAACTGCTAGAACTTTGGATGAAGATTTTTTATTTGCTGAATCTCCCAATGGTGTGAGTGATCAGAACATAGAGCAAGGCGTGATGACTTTTGTGGTGGATGCAAACACACCAGACACTTTATATTATGTGTCGGCCAATGATATCAATGCCTATGGATTAATACTAATAGCCAATATTGAAGAAAACAGTGAAATAGATGTGGAAAAAGAACTCATAGGCAAAAAAGATTTCACATTAAACAATGGTATTGCTCTTTCCAACGGTATGAAAGTGAATTTCAAAGGCAATGTTACTCCTGCAAAATATGCACAGAACGATTGGTATGTGGAAGGAGTGGGCGAATCCATTCAATTGACCAATGAACAGGAACTAGCAGTGCCCAATGACATTGCAGATGAAAATTTAGATCAGTTTGATGATGCTGAAGGATTTGACAGAGCCACTTATGATATTGATGACACTGCAGCAGATCAAAAAGATTATATTGTAATCAAAAAAAATTCTTTGGACAGAAATCCATGGAGCAGAGACAACAAATGGACCCACAAATCAGTGCTGCAAGCAGTGGCCGACTACAATGGAGTGCCTTTGGATGTGGACGAAACACTGAGAGCCAAACGACCCATCATAGAATTCGAAGCTGGTTTAAAATTGCATGAGTTTGGCACATTTGCCAAACAGCACGTGGATGTGATTGACACATTCACCACTGATGTGTTTTCCGACATAGAAGGAGCCACAGGTTACAATGTGGATGGTGTGGATTTGGTGAACGGCATGAGAATTTTAGTGACTGCGGACACAGACATACTGGTCAAAAACAAAATATTTCAGGTAAAAATAATTAATTTTGGTGGTGATGGTGACCCCACCAACAAACAAATAGCACTGACAGAAGTTGAAGATACTCAACCATTGGAAAATGAAGTGGTATTGATCTTGAATGGTGAAGTCAATCAAGGCAAAATGTTTTACTACAATGGCCAATCTTGGAAAACAGCACAAGCAAAAATTTCAAATAATCAAGCACCACTGTTTGACTTATGTGATAGTACAGGAGTTAGTTTTAGTGACACACAAAAATATTTCAGTACAAATTTTTTAGGCAATAAAATTTTTAGTTATAGAATTGGCACAGGTGTGAATGACGCAGAACTGGGGTTTCCGTTATCATATAGAAATGTCAATAATGTGGGTGACATAGTGTATGATTTTAACCTTTTAACGGATTCTTTCACCTATCAACAAGGTGACACGCTGATACAAAAAAACACAGATGTGGGATATTTGAAAAAATACAGCTCAAGAACATCAAAAAAATACACACATGGCTGGATCAAAGCTGCAAGTAATAGCAGGCAGATGGTGATAAGACAATATTTTGGCAAAGAACAAACCAACGATTTTGCCATTGATCAGTATGCACGCAGTGGTTTGATTCAAAACTTGATTCTTAAAGTTTATGTTGATAATGAATTGTTGGCATCCAATCAATTTACCACTTTCACAAACAATGATGTGCTGTATGTTAGATTGAATAAAAAATTGCAAGACAATCAATCAATAGTTTTGAAAACACACTGCAATGAATATAAAACCGCTTTGGGATATTATGAGATGCCAATCAATTTACAAAACAATCCTCTCAATGCCAATGTTAACAGTTTTACTTTTGGCCAAGTAAACAACCATGTGAACAGCATAGTTGAAAGTATAGACGCCTTTGTAGGCATCAATCCAGGGTCTAACAATCTAAGAGATCTAGGAGATATCACAAAATATGGCACTCAATTTGTGCAACACAGTGCACCAATCAATTTGGCTCTGTACCATGTAGCAGAAAAACAAGCCAATGTGGTCAAAGCAGTTACCTACGCTGCTAAAGAATATGACAAATTTAAAAAATTATTTTTGCAAACTGCTGAAAACAGTGGATTTGGAGGCACAGTGCGTGAACATGTGGATCTCATAATGCAAAACATCAATGCTGATAAAAATTCTAACATGCCTTTTTATTTCAGTGACATGATTCCTTATGGAGCTGCAAAAAAATTATCTTACAAAGTGTACGATGACAGCAACATCTATTTTGCTTTGAGTCAAACATTCAGCATGAACACACTCAGCACCAAAGCAGTGCAGGTGTATTTGAATGGTGCACAATTGTTGCATGGCATAGATTACAGTTTCAATAATGAAAATTTTTGTGTGATTTCCAAAGCATTAGTGGTGGATGATTTGGTCGAAATATTTGAATATGAAAGCACTATAGGCAATCATGTGCCACCTACACCAACCAAATTAGGTTTATATCCTAGATATCAACCAAAGATATATCAAGATGACACTTTGATTGATCCAGTGGCTGTGATCCAAGGACATGATGGCAGTCTAATCGTGGCTTTTGGGGATTATAGGGACAACTTGTTGTTAGAACTTGAAAAAAGAATCTACAACAATATAAAAGTTGTGTACAACAAAGATTTCAGAAACATACATGATTTGTTTCCTGGAGCATACAGAGACACAGGATATAAAATTGAAAATATTGATCAATCAATCATAGATGATTTTGTTAGATGGAACAGTTTAGCTGGTGGATCAGATTACACAAATAGTTTTTTCTATGATAGTTTGAATGATTTTACCTATAATCATTCACACATGCTGTCTCCAATGGGCAAACCATTGCCAGGATTTTGGAGAGCCATTTACAAGCAAGCCTATGACACAGACAGACCACACAGCCATCCTTGGGAAATGTTGGGCTTCAGTGAGCAGCCCACTTGGTGGACTCAAGTGTATGGTCCAGCACCATACACCAGTGACAACTTGATTCTTTGGGAAGATCTTCAGTCTGGTGTGATTAGAGAGCCAGGTAAAAAATTAGTGTATGACAGCAGATACAAACGCACTGATTTGTTAAATCATTTGCCAGTGGATGAAGATGGTAATTTACTCAGTCCCATGGAAAGTAACTACGCAAAAAATTTTATTTTAAGTTTATCCACTGAAAATTTTAAATTTGGAGATCATGCTCCAGTGGAAACTGCTTGGAGACGCAGTTCTAACTATCCTTTTGCTGTGTTAAAAGCAATGATGTTGAATAGACCTGCTTACACTATGGGCGTAAACTTTGACGTGTCAAGAATTTCAAAAAACATTACAGATGAAATCATAAACAATGTGACTGAAAAAAGAATATCTCTAAAAGATTTAATTTTTCCTAACAGTCAAAAAGATGAAAATTTTATTTTGACTTCAGGCATAATCAACTACATTGCAGATTACATAAAAACAGATGTGTTAACAAATTATCAAGATTACAAGCAATCATTGACAAGCCTCACTCAACAGTTGGGTTTTAGGGTCAAAGGATTCACAGAAAAAGAAAAATTTAAACTGTTGCTGGACAGTAGGTCGCCTTTGAACAAAAGCAATGTGTTTGTGCCAGACGAAAACTACGACATACATCTAAATATAAGTTCGCCAGTTGAAGTGCTGGTGTACAGCGGTGTGGTCATTGAAAAACTTCCGCAAGGGTTTGTGATAAAAGGATATGACTCTAACTATCCTAAATTTAATTATTTTAAACCAGTTAAAAAGCTGGATGATCCAATCAAAAAAGTTGGTGCTGTCAGCAGTCAATATGTTGTGTGGACAGTGAACAAACGCTACTCAGCCACACAGATAGTGCAGTTTCAAAATCAGTATTATGCAGCCAAAATAGATCATTTCAGTGGCAATAAATTTGACAATAGCAAGTATCAAAGATTACCAGCCTTGCCAACTGAAGGCGGAGTAGTGGCTACTTTCAGCAGAAATTTTTCCAACACACTATCTACTATTGATTACGGCACAGTGCTGAGCAAACCACAAGATGTGGTGGATTTTTTATTAGGATATTCTGCATATCTTGAATCCAAAGGTTTTATTTTTGACAGTTTTAACAAAGACATCAACACTGTAGAAAATTGGGGGTTGAGCGCACAAGAATTTTTATTTTGGACCACACAAAATTGGAGAGCCGGAGCAGTGTTGGCTTTGAGTCCTGCAGCCAATGTGTTGAAATTAAAAACTCAATACGCCGTGGCAGACAATGTGTTTGATAATTTTTATGACTACGCTGTGTTGAGAGCGGACGGTGTAAAAATATTACGACAAAGACTACAAGTGGTGCGCCAAGGCAACGACTTTACCTTAACCACAAAAAATACCAGTGAAGGAATCTATTTTGTAAAAATTCCTTTAGTTCAAAAAGAACACGTGGTGCTAATAGACAACGTGACGGTGTTCAATGATGTAATCTATGATTTAGCTCCAGGATACAGACAGGAACGGATCAAAGTCATAGGATATGTGGTCAGTGATTGGAATGGATCTTTGGATGTGCCCGGATTTGTGTATGACGAAGTGATTGTGAAAGAATGGCAGACTTACACAGATTATGCCATGAGCGATGTGGTCAAATACAAAGAATTTTTTTACAGTGCCAATGTAAATGTCAAAGGCAGTGATATTTTTGAAAATGAATTTTGGACTAGATTGAATCAAAGACCTGTGAGCATACTCAGACCAAACTTTGAATACAAAACCAATCAGTTTGGAGATTTTTATGATTTAGACACAGATAATTTTGATGTAACACAGCAAAAACTAGCACAACATTTGATAGGCTATCAAAAGAGAGAATATCTACAAAACATTATTAATGATGACGTGGCGCAATACAAATTTTATCAAGGATTTATACAGGACAAAGGTACAAAAAATGCGCTGAGCAAATTGTTTGACTCATTGGCCAGCGCTGACAAAGACAGCATTGAGTTCTATGAAGAATGGGCTATCAGAACTGGACAGTATGGTGCAGCAGAAGCATTTGATGAAGTGGAGTATCTGTTAGACGAAAAAAAATTTAGATTGAATCCACAACCTGTGTTGTTAACAGATGATCCTACACCATCAGATCCTGATTTTGTGGTGCGAATCAAATCTGATGAAACCTATTTGCAATCATCTAATTACAATCACAGACCATTTCCTATCAAAACTGGTTTGGAAGAATATGTTAAAACAGCCGGTTTTGTGGATCCAGAAGATGTAAATTTTACATTAAAATTTTATGATGACATACTCACCATAGACACCACACAACTAAAGTTTGGACAATATGTGTGGATAGGTTTTTTTCAACAGAGCTGGAACATTTATAAACACATTAAAATTGAATCTAAAGTGCTCACAGTGGAGGAACAAAATAATTTGGTTATTGTGACCACTGATATGCCTGTGTTATTGAACAAGGATGACATAATTTCAGTGACTATCCCACAACTCAACTCCACTCAGTTGTTCAAAGTGAAAAGTGTTGCGTTGGACAAAATTACTTGTGAAAAAAATGGCGTCACACAGCAGACAACCAACGATGGATCTTCATTTGGATTTCTAGGTAAATTTGTCAGCAACAAATTGAGCCAGCTTCAAAATATTAACAACAAAGCCAGTGAATTTGCTGGATTCAAAGACAATGATTTATTTTGGATAGAAAACAACAATCTTGATGATTGGGTAGTGTTAAAAAATAAAAAAACTTTTCAACAACATCAACACATTACAAATTGGAACACTGACAGCAGCGGCTCTTATGGACAAAGCATAGCCGTGGATCACAGCAACAACGTGATGGTGGTGGCAGATCAAAATATTGGACTGTACGTGTATCAGCGTGGCAGCAATGGAGGTCAATTCACTCTTAGACAAGTGATAGATGTGCCACAAAATATTTGGACAGGCACAGCAGACTTTGGAGCGGCAGTGGATATCAGCCCAGATGGCAAATACATAGTGGTAGGTGCTCCCAAAGCCTCCAACGTGAGATCATATTACAAAGGCGTGTACAATGTGAATGCATCGTATGCTGTGGGTGACATAGTGTTGCACAAACAACAATTATGGAGTGTGGTGAATCCAGTACTGGGCCAAGACCCTTCAGTGGACTTTACCACATTCAGTGCCAGTAGTTTTTGGAGTGAAGCCGAATATGATGCTGGCACAAACAGTTATCCTGAAATCAAACAAATGATCACAGGCAATTACACTTTTGCAGGCGTGGGCGCTGACCACATTTTGATCAGAGCCACCACAGATCAATACAGAGGCAGTGCAGTGGGCGACACTTTAGTATTGTATTGGAACAATTTGACCACAGAATATCCCACAGGCAACACACCATTCAATGGCACAGCAGTGGGCATAAACAAAGCGTTCATTGATGGAGCACATTTGATTGATGAAAAAATTGATGAAATTATCAACATAGATTTGACTATTACTGCTCCCTTAGTGGGTGATGGGTTGAACACTGATAACGCCAACGGCACAGTGGCATATATTTTTACTCAAGGCACTCAATCTATCATATATTTAAAAAATGTCACAGGTAATTTAGCAGATGCTGCACAAATAAGATTGGGACCTACTCCTGTGGGAGATTACACTCGCGTATTTTTGGAAGATTATGACAGTGTGGCTGGATGGTGGAAGATAGATGTGCCATCACCAGGCACCACATCAGCACAGGCAGACAACAAAAAATCACTGGTGGTGAGGGACATCATCAAAGCAGGTGATCCACGCACAGCTTTCTTGTATTTCAACAGTTTGGACACACAACAAGCACAGTCAATATTGCCAACTATTATCACACCTGCTAGTCAGTTGAGTATCTTGAGTTATTACAAAACAGAATCTATCCCTGGTTACAGCACCTACATAGGAGATATATTTGACAGTAGATTCCTAGTGAGAGTGCCCAAATCTATGAGTGACGTGCTGCCCACTGCTACTTATGATGAAGTGGGAATCTGGTACAACACCATACAGACAGGAGCACCTCCTGCGGTGACTGAACCCACTGCTTTGGATTTACCTTTTGAGGATCTCAATGGCGTGAAAGAAATAATTGATGTGTGGAATGGATTTTTAAGAGTGCTGGCACAGCCAGACGGTTTAGGCTTATTTTATGTGCCCACAGTGGGCGACACTGTGCAGGATGATGCCACGGGCAGTCAAGCAGAAGTTGCTTATGTGAAAGTGATTGGGTTCAATCTACTACAAATATACATCAAAAACAAAACCGGATCGTTCAGTGTGGGCACTGACTTTGGTCCACCAGTCAATTTGACCTTAATCGGCACACCCAACAGAACTGTGGGAGTGATTCAACGCAGTGAATTGGAAGATGCAGTGGTGGGCTCATTGTTTGTGTTTGATGCTGTGAATAATCTTGTTCCAGCCAGCAACAGCGCATATCATTTTATAAATGGTTTGGAATATTATTTGTACCAAGATATCACTCAAGATGGAGTCAGTAGAACTTCCAGTGTGCCTTCACGCACCAACAGAGACTATGAACAAACTTTCAATATACCTGCTGGATTAGGCTACATTTCAGGGTTGAATGAGCAAGGCATATTCATGGTGTATCAGCGTCAGCGCAACAACAGCTACACATTGTATCAATCTTTCATAGTACCGCAAGCACAACCTGCAGCCTTGTCAGCAGAAGGAAATTTTCTCGGATTGGGCACATCTGTAAAACTGAGACAGAACAATAACATAACCACTCTTTATGTGAGCACAGCAACCACCAATGGCGGAGCCAGTGCTGGTAGATTATATTTTGTGAAAAAAGCTACCACTGTGCCAGACTGGCACCTTAATGTGGATCCATACTACACAGGCTTGTTTGATGTCACAGAAACTTATTATACCAATGATTTGGTGGCATACAATGATGTCATATACAAGAGTTTAACCATACAAAGCCCTGGCAGTTTCAATGCAATATTTTGGGAAGAACAACCTGAAGGCATAGACTATTTAGGTTTTGTGCCACCAGGACCAATACCAGGATCTCCTTCATTTCCCACAATAGAAGGAGACAGCACACAGAACATACAATCATTGACATCTTTTGGTTCTGCATTTGACGTTAACGATTCAGGATCAGTGCTTGCAGTGGCCATTGATGATCTGGTGGACTCTACTATTCAAAAAAAATTAGTGGTGTATAGATTGAACAACAATAGATATCAATTTGCACAAACACTAACTTCACCAGACAGTGGAGAAGACAACGCAGAATTTGCCAGCAAGATTGCAGTGAGCAACAATGGCATGTTATTGTCTGTGTCCAATCCTCGTGCTGATCAAATTATCACAGATGGTGGGGTGGTGTACTTGTACAAACAAATCAATGGAGTGTTTCAATCAGTGCAAACGCTTTCCAGCCCACAGCCCAAAGCCACAGAAAGATTTGGAAACAATATAGATTTTGATGGAAACACATTAGTGGTGTCCAGTGTCAATGGGGACACAGAATTGAATTTTAGTCTAGACCAAGGATTAACATATTTTGACAAAGGTGCCACCACATTTAACACCAAGATTTACAACACAGGGTCAATCTATGTGTATGAAAATTACAATCACGTGCTGATATATGCTGATGAACTCAGTGTGAATAATACCAATCTATCTGAATTTGGAAAAAATTTAAAAATTATTGACAATCATGTATATGCATCTTTGCCTTTCTACATAAATGATCTAGCATCTCCAAACACAGAAGGATTGATAATTGATTTTAGAAAGTCTGTAGATTCCAACACATGGACAAATCACAAGACTCCAATGTATCCAGCAGATTTACATAAAGTAAAATCTATATTTTTATACAATGTTAAAACTAATAAATTAATTTCCAAATTGGATTACTTGGATCCTATACAAGGAAAAATTGCTGGCACGGCTGAACAAGAATTATATTACAAAACAAACTATGATCCAGCAGTTTACACCAATGGACACACAGGCGTCACAGTGGATGCTCAAACCAGTTGGAGCAAAGAACAAGTGGGCAGGTTGTGGTGGGATTTGAGCACTGTAAAATTCTACAATGCATATCAAAATAATATTATTTTTGCTAATAATTATTGGAACAAATTATTTCCAGGATCATCCATAGATGTGTGTGAATGGGTGGAATCAATTTATACTCCACAAGAATGGAATGCATTGGCCAGCAGTAATTCTGCAGCGGCTGTGCTGGCAGGCATAAGCGGCACTGCTCGCTACAACACATCTACCTACGCTGAAAGACGTGTGTATGACTATATTTCCCAAAGTTTCAGTGTGAGATATTATTTTTGGGTGAAAAATAAAACTACGTTGCCCAACATTGAAGGCAGAAAAAAACTCAGTGCATTTGATGTGGCACAGTTGATAGAAGATCCAAGAAAACAATTTTATAGACATGTGACATTGTTGAGTGATAATAAATTTTCACTGTACAATGTTGCTAACTTACTGCAAAATCAAGATGTGGCTATTAATTTTAGTTTTTGGAACATAGCTGATAAAAATATCAACATACACAATCAATATCAATTGATAAGTGATGGAGTGAACTACAGTAGACCCAACAAGGAGATAGAGTCTGTATGGTTTAACAGTTTGATAGGTTATGATGAAAATTTTCGCACAGTACCTGACGAAAAACTCAGCACCAAATACAAATATGGCACGCTGAGAAAACCAAGACAAAGCTGGTTTATAAATCGTATTGAAGCATTAAAACAATTGATTGAAAGAATCAACGCAGTTTGTCTAAAAAATTTAATAGTTTACAATAATGACATCAGTAGATTATCAGAATCAGAAACCGTACCCAGCAGCGTGAAAAGATTGTATGATCTCAGCAAAGATTCATTTGCCGATCTAGCTTTTGTTGGCACAGCCAATGTGACACCCGCAGTATTGACACCAGTGATTGTGGACGGAAAAATAATCACAGTGAACATTGCTGCCAGTGGCAGTGGTTACAAAGTGGTGCCAACTTATAAAATAATAGATCCTAGAGGCACAGGATCAGGAGCTGAACTTACACTAACCACCAATGTGTTTGGACAAATAACCAATGTCACAGTGAATCGCAGTGGCAGCAATTACAGCAACAACACACGCATCGAGGTAAGAAAATTCAGTGTGCTGATTAAATCTGATGAAAATATCAATGGCAAATGGGCCATTTACAACTGGGATGAAGCAGAAGGCATTTGGAATAGAAGTGTCTTGCAAGCCTACAATGTCAATTTATTTTGGAATTATGTGGACTGGTATGCGGACGGATATGGAAAATTTACAGAAATAGATCAGAGCATTTCTGACAGTTACAAATTGCAACTGATAGATGATGCAATTGGTGACATTGTAAAGATTGAAAATATAGGCACTGGTGGTTGGATTTTGTTGGAAAAAATAGACAATAAACCAGATGTAGACTACACCATCAATTACAAAACTGTGGGTAGACAGAACGGAACCATACAATTTTCCAATCAGTTATTTGACTTTGCATCGTCGATCAGTGTAGGCTTTAACAGCACCAGTTATGATTTAACCACATATGATTATCAACCTATCACAGAAACAAGAATCATATTGGAAACCATAAGAGATAGTATTTTTGTGGATGAGTTAGAAACTGAATACAATCAACTATTTTTTGCCAGCTTACGATATGTATTTTCTGAACAATCTTCAGTGGACTGGGCATTTAAAACCAGCTTTGTCAAAGGCAAACACAATGTGGGAGAATTATCTCAAAAAGTGGCTTATAAAAATGACAATTTAGAAAATTATCAAGATTATATCAACGAAGCAAAACCCTACAAAACAAAAATAAGAGAATACATCAGTGCTTATGAATTTTTAGACAATGATCCTATGGGAGTAACTGATTTTGATCTGCCAGCTACTTATAATGCGCAAACCAATAAAATAGAAGTTAGTGTGGCTAAAATTGCCAACAATCAAATAAATGGATACAATTTCACAGACACATACCCCAACAAGCACTGGTTCGACAATTTAGGTTTTAAAATAAAAGACATTAAAATTTCCAACGCAGGCAGTGGATATTTGGGCGTGCCTGTGTTGCATATTACAGGTGGTGGAGGCACAGGAGCCACTGCTAAAGCATACGTGACCAATGGCAAAGTCACACGCATTGAAATTATTAATCAAGGATCAGGTTACATATCAGCTCCTACAATCAGTATTCAAGGAACTTTGAGCACTGGCGGTGTTACTGCCACTGCTGTGGCTGTACTGGGTGATTCTTTGATCAAATCCACGCATATCAGAGTAAAATTTGATAGAACAACGGGCACATTGTTGATCACTAATCTTGTGAGAACAGAAAATTTTGTTGGTTCAGGCAATCAACTTAAATTTTTATTGAAGTGGCCCATCAATCTTAAGTCTAATAAAATTACAGTCACAGTGAATCAAAGAAGAGCATTGTTCAGCGAATACATTTATAACAATGCAGAAGATACCAGCAAGTCATATCTGCGTTATAAAGGATTCGTTACATTTAATCAGCCTCCAGCATTGGGCAGTACCATACAAATTCAATATGAAATAGATGCCAACGTGTTGCAAACGCAAGACAGAGTAAATCTGTTGTATGAACCCACCACAGGTCAACTGGGCAAAGATTTGGCTCAATTGATTGACGGCATAGACTATGGCGGAGTAGAGGTGCGAAGTTTTTCATTTGGTGGAGGCACAGGATGGGACGCTGATCCTTATTTTACTTCCACTTGGGACACTTATGATACCACATTTGAAGATGAAGTGTTTAGATTGGATGGCAGCACCAACACTTTTGTGCTGAGTCAGCCATTG